TAAGATGGACTTCATATAATGGGCATCTAGAAGTGGTGGCATTACTTCTAGAGAATGGTGCTGATATACATGCTAATAATGACTATGCTTTAAGATGGGCTTCATATAATGGGCATTTAGATGTGGTGGCATTACTTCTTAAAAATGGTGCTGATGTACATGCTTATGATGATCAGGCTTTAAGATATGCTTCATATAATGGGCATCTAGAAGTGGTGGCATTGTTAAATAAGTTTGCAAAGCAAACAGCATAAATAAAAAGGTAGGTTAAAGATGACAGTTAAAGAAACAAAACTTAAAAGTGGGTTTTTAGAAGGCATTAGTAATGAAGAGTATCATGATGATAGAAGTCACGTTTCATCAAGTGGTTTAAAAATGATGCTAACCAACCCAAAGCTTTATTATAGTCAATACGTTATGGGAGAAGAGGATAAAGAGGATAAGCCTCAAGCCGCTTTTGATTTTGGTTCATACATTCACAGTAGAGTGTTAGAGCCACATTTAATAGAGGCTGAATATGCCATATATGAAGGTAAGACTAAGCGTGGCGGTGTTTGGGATACATTTAAAGAAGATAACCCTAATAAAATCCTCTTATCGCGTGCTCAAGTTGAAATGGCTGATAAGATGTTACACCAATATGAAAATAGTGGTATTGAAATAGGTAAACATGGCTTTAATACAGAAGTACCTTTTACTTCATTTTTTACAAATGGTAAAGCAGAACTAACTGCATGTACTAATTTACTTGGAGTTGATGTCAAAGTGCGTTTTGATTATCATAAAATGGATATTGAAAAGGGCTATGCATCAATTCAGGATGTTAAAACAACGGCAGAGGGTAATTTAAGTAAAGAAAATGTTCAAGAAGTTTGCGATAAATATCATTATGACCTAAGTGCAGCGCTTTATGCAGATGTGGCAATGGATTTAACCGGTGTAAAACACGATTTCTACTTTTTATTTATGAGTAAAAAGGCACCTTTTGATGTGCGGCTCTTTAGAGCCAGTGAAGAAATGCTACAGCGTGGTAGAGAGAAGTATGAATTGGCTATCTGTTCACTAGGAGAGGCTAGAGAGACAGGTATATATTATGAGAGTCGAATAGAGGAGATTGATTAATGAAAGAAGAAATAGAAGAACTAAAAGCAAAAGTAATTAAATTAGAGGCGCAATTATGGGTTGCCAATGATAGAGGATTAAGAACATATGATGGAATGACTACTAGGTATGAAAATAGAATTAAAGAATTAGAAGCAAGAGTTAAGGAATTAGAAAATGGAAAAGATTAAATTACTTCTTGCACAACTTAAAAAACTGAGGTATTATAATGAAGAGGTACTAAAGCACACTATTGGAGATCAGAATATGAGTGAACAAAAGGGAGCGAACTATGAGTATGAAAAACAAGCATCTAGAGATACAAGAAGCAAAGAAGATTCTGAGAGAACAAAACATGGAAGAAGTGGAGGAGGCAAGAGCTCGAGACGAAGATTTTATCCACCCACAAAATCAGATACACAACAAAGTTGCAGACTTACTCTCATTCATAGTGAGTAAAGGATTATTAGAAGAATATATAGATTATAATAAAGGAGAATAAGATGTCAAATCGTAAAGAATTAGAATTGGATAAGCATAAAATGGTTCAAACGCTTTTAGAGAAGGTTAATGAAATCATTGAGCGCTTAGAAGAAATGAAGCAAGTAAAAGACAACACAAAAACAAAGGGAAAGAAGTAATGAGTGAGCACATAAGTGTGAACGGCGTGACGAATGGGGAGAGGAACTATGCTTAACTTTATTTTAGTAACGGGAAATAAGACAGGTCGCATTTTATCAGTACCAGTTGAAGATATCGGTCTACTAACTGCCTTGGAGGAGGGTGGTACTGAGATTCAACTAAAAACTATAGCATCGCCTTCTGGGGTTTCTAAGGTGCATTGTGTAGAAGAGATAACCCAACTTACGGAGGCTTTAAATGCGCGGTAAAACGGCTCGGGAGCTGAGAAAAATAGCTCAATTTAATCCAAATGTTAGACGGGAGTATGAAGCATGGACTGTTGTTGCGTCTAAGTATGTGCTTCAGTTTGATAATAAGGGGAATTTTAATATGGTAAAAAAGCCTCTAGAAAGAACCATTATAGAATGTGTAACCGGAAGTAGAAAAGTCTACCAACATCTTAAGCGCTTTTATAATGGTCAGGTTCAAGAGCAAGAAATGAGGGCATTGCCTTCAAAAGCAGAGTTAAAGGAATTAGAAAAGACAATTTTGTCTTCAAAACCAAAGGATGAAGAGAATGAGTAACACAAATGAAAAAACATCGTATGACCCAATTCCAGCTGGTACTTATAAAGTCCAGATGAATAGAATTGAGGAAAAAGCAACAAAGGCAGGAGGCATTATGCTTTCAGCCGGTTTCCAAGTAACTGATGGAGACAATAAGGGAAGACTTATCTTTCATAACTTTTTAGTAGAGCATTCTTCTCCAAAGGCTATGGAAGTAGGTCTTTCTCAATTAGATCAGTATCTTGCATCAGTTGGTGTTAGAGGCGGTCTAGAAGATTTAGGCTTTGATAGAGGAGCTATTACTGAATATACTAGTATCCCACTCAATGTGAAAGTTGCAATTGAAGAAGGTACTAATGGATATAGTGATAGAAATAAAATCACTTCTTTCAAAGGTATTAGAAAGTAATAACTAAATAAATAAGGAGGTATATTGTGAACATTCAGATATGGGATAGAAAGACCAAAATAGCATCGCTTTTAGCCATTGATACTGAAACCACAATAACACCTTCCTTTACTATTACACCAGAAATGGTTCTTGGTAGTGTTCACGGAGGAGGAGATACTACCTACATACTTAGAAAAGAAGATGTAAAGGTATTCTTTGAGGTACATCGTGCCTCAACCTTTATATTGCAAAACGCACCTTTTGATATGGATGTCCTTAAAAAGATAGAGCCAGAATTTAATTATCATGCTCTCTACGATACATCTCGTATTATGGACGTAGGTATACTTTATCGTTTATGGCATCTAGCCACCAAAGGCTGGGTGCCCAAGAGGCATAATATGAAAGTAATGGCAAAAGAATTACTTAATATTGAAATAGATAAAAGCGTAGAAGAAAGAGTCACCTTTGGTCAATTCCTTAATACATTAGTAGAGGATATACCTTCATCTTATTTAGATTATGCTGCTCAAGACGCTGTAATAACATATCAACTATATTTTAAATTAAGACAATTAATAGGAAGTGTGCCAAATATAAAGACTAGTCAACTCTTATCTCACCATATACAAGTTAAAGGTGATTTAGCTCTTAACCATATTTATAAACGTGGTATTGGCTTTGATGTAAAAAGACGGGATAGGTGGTTTAAAGCTGCTACATCTCGCTTAGATAACTTGCAAAATAGATTAGCCACTTGGGGCTGGGTTAGGGGTAAGAAAGGCAATCAAGAGGTTTTTGAGTCTATTGTAAATATGCTTGGCTTTGGTAATTTACTACCACGAACAGAAGATGGACATATTAGTTCTAAAGCTGAAGATTTAATGCCTTACAAAAGCGATTTTGAATTTATTCAAGACTACCTTGCATATAACGAGTTAGAAAAGATTTCTTCATTTGTGAAAGATCAGGTAGAGGATAGAATACACCCTCGCTATGATACCTTAAAAAACACTGGAAGGACGGGTGCTTCAAAACCAAATATTCAAAATCTGCCCCGAAAAGGCGTAATTCGCTCTATGTACAAAGCAAAAGAAGGGCATACCTTTCTGATAATTGACTATAACGCTATTGAATTAGCTTGTCTAGGTCAGGTATGCCTTTCATTATATGGTAAAAGTGAGATGGCTAGATTAATTAATGAAGGCGAATGTCTCCATTATAACACGGCAGTTTCGGTTTATAGAAAGCCAATGAAGGATATACTTAAGGATGAGCGTCAATTTGCTAAAATACCTAACTTTGCCTTCCCTACCAATATGAAACCAGAGACATTTGTTGATTATTGTAAGCAATATGATATTGAAATTACTCCTCAGAGAGCGGCTGATGTTAAGAATACGTGGAGTGAAACTTACCCTGAGATAAAGCGCTTTTGGACTGAGCCTGGGTATGGTGCAACAGATCATACAACGCTCTCAGGGCGCATTAGAGCCAATGCCTTCTATACCGCATATCTCAACACGTTTTTTCAAGGTATGGCAGCTGATGGGGCTAAATTAGCTATGTATGAGGCTGATAAAGCAGGGTTAGATGTAGTAGCCTTTATACATGATGAATTGGTATTTGAAGTAGAGGATTGTAAAATAGAAGAGATGGTACCAATATGTGAAAAGGTAATGATTGATGGTATGAAAAAGGTTGTTACTGATGTAAATGTGGCTGTAGAGACAACAGTATCAAAACGGTATATGAAATGAGTCAACGTAAAAGACAAGTTATATATTTAGTAATAAGCGTTATAACACTAATGTTAACGTATTTAATAAGGGAGTAAAGATGATTAAGTTAATAGTATTAAGTTTGCTTTTAGTAAGCTGTGGTCCTAATTCAGGCACAATTGGTATTTCAAAGGCAGAAGCTGCTAAAAAGCAGCCAAAGAAAGAAAAAACCACCCAAACAATGGCTTGTGAAGTAGTCAACACCTACATCCGCTTAATGGAATGTGAGGATGTTAGCATAGAGGATGAAATTCTTAAACAATGTGTTACTGTTGAAAATACACTAGAGTGTGTTGTAAAAGAGGAGAAATAGATGAACAGAAAGTCAAGTTTAGATCTAAATTGGTATCACCTCGAAGTAGATGAAGAAGGTGCTTGGTTAGTTAAGCAAGATGATGGAATACGTCATAAAGAAACGGAAAAAAAAGATGCCAGCAATTTTTTACGGTCTCTTAATAGGGAGCTACTAGAAGATAAGCTTATATGCAAGATGAGAAACTTCGCTGATGAGGGCTTTAGAGACTTTACTACAGGATTTCAGAGGTATGAGGCTAGAGGTGTCATTGACTTAGTCAGAGAGCACGATAAATTAAAAGAAGAAAAGGAGGTTTAAAATGTCTATCTTTAACTTTTTAAGTGGAATATTTACACCAGTAGCCAATCTTGTAGATGAACTTCATACCAGTGATGAAGAGATGGGTAATATTCAGATAAAGAAAGCAGAGTTACAGAATAAATTGGCAGAGATTGAAAGCAAAGTAGGATTAAGGCTAATGGAATTACAAAGTGAGAGTTTGAAGATGCAAGCTAAGATTGCTACAGCAGAACAGGAGCATGGAAATTGGCTCTCTAAAAGTTGGCGTCCTCTATCTTCACTTATGTTTGTAACTTTATTAACTGGTATGGGGCTGGATATAATTACATTCAAGCCATTATTGGTGCAAGTTGCAGGAGGCTTCCTCGGAATTTACGGAATTGGAAGAACGGTTGAAAAGAGTAAGAAGTGAAATCTATATGTGAGATATTAGCATAATATTTACATATGGAAAACCTTATTATGGTTAATGCACAAAAGGGTAGAAAATGAGTGAACACATAAGTGTGAACGGCGTGAGCGACAAAGGAGCGAACTTGATTATTAAAATAGATACTAAAGAGAGAAAGATTGCAGAGACATTTGCAGATGTCCGAAAGGTTAACGATGAAGCGTTTTACAAAAAAGGTAGAGGCGCTTTTAAAAGAGAGGATATTTTATGTGGGGCATTGGCTGAAATAGCTGCCTTCTACTACCTTCATGATGTTGGTGTCCATGTCGATTATCCAGATTTCAGTGTACACATTAAAAAAAGCTATGCAGCAGACTTAACTGATGGACTTAACCTCTACCATGTTAAAGGACAAACACGGGAAAGTGAGCGCCTTTATGGGTGCAGCTATTTATGCCAAAAGCGTGATAAATTAGTGACACAACCAACCTTATCTGATATACTTTTATTGTGTGTTGTAGACGTTGATGCTAATGAAGTGGAAATAAAAGGCGAGATTAAGGCGGTTGACGTTAAATGGGGGGAGGCAAAAGTTGAGTGGCTTCGTTTCAATAAAAAGGCATTATACTTGAAAGATAATTTAAAGAAAATGTACTAAATGATTGCAGCAGGCTAAAATAAGTTACGTAGTAACGGCGTGACGAACGAAGAGAGGAACTATGGCTTCAATATGGAAAGAAATGCAAAGTGAGATTAAAAAGGTTAGTTGTGAATGTTGCGATAGCAATGAGGTAGACATCTATGTTTTTGAAGATGAACTTTATTGTGAAGCCTGTTTAACCAATATGGAATACTATGAAGAAGATTATAGAGAAGAGTGTTTAACTCTAATTCAAAGAAACTAAACTACGGTAGCGAGGTAACTAAATGACAGACATAGATTTGACTACATTTTTAGAAAAGCATAACCTATTTGAAGAATTTGAAAACGGTTTGCGGAAAAGCAAGGACATAGACGTGGGTAATTTTACCTTAACGGGTAAACCAACCTCATGGTTAAGTGGCGCATTCACATGGAAGAATACATCTAGTGGTTTTAAAAGATGGGCTAAAATCAATGCATTGTGGTTAAAAGAATGTCTTAAAGCTAAGTAGGAGATAATATAATGGTTTATAAAGAAGATTTTTATGCATTTTTAGAAGATGCTGGGTGTCTAAACCAGTGGGGAAGAAATTTAAATATTACTGAGGATATCATATTTGGTGGTAGTCCATCTCATTGGCTTAGTCGTTCATTTAGCTTTTCAGAGGTTAGTCAATCTACAGAGTATTGGAGAACCATTGATAAGAAATGGGGTATTAAATGTTTAGAATTAGAGGAGCAAAGAAGAAAAATAGAGCAAGTGGGTTTAGGTGCACCTGCTGATGAGCACTTAGTCGCTTTTGGAGAATATGAAAAAAATACACAGGTAGACAAACCACTTGATATTCAAATAGGTGGTTCACACTATAAAGATTTGGCTATACAACCAATTGAATACATTACTCAAAATAACCTTCCATATATTGAAGGTAATATTATAAAGTATGTTACTAGATATAAATTAAAAAACGGCTTAGAAGATTTGAATAAGGCTAAGCATTATTTAGACATGCTAATAGAAAGCTACACTAAAGTAGAAGGTGAAGTATGAATAAAGATAATATGTTAATACAAGCAGCTGAGCATGGTCTAACACCAGTTGTAAAGCGTTTACTTAGAGAGGAGTCTATTGACGTACATGCTGAAAATGACGAGGCTTTAAGATGGGCTTCAAGTAATGGGTATTTAGATATCATGGCATTACTCCTAGAGAAGGGTGCTAATGTACATGCTAAAGATGATTGGGCTTTAAGAGGGGTTTCATATAGTGGGCATTTAGATACTGTGGCATTACTTCTTAAAAATGGTGCTAATGTACATGCTAAAGATGATTATGCTTTAAGATGGGCTTCAAGTAATGGGCATTTAGAAGTGGTGACATTACTCCTTAAAGCTGGTGCTAATGTACATGCTGAAGATGACGAGGCTTTAAGACGGGCTTCA